CAGAAGAGAACTTTAGTGTGATATAGTCCTCCTTCATCAATAGAAAGTGTCTTTTCGAACCCTCATTGATTGGTGTCGAGAAGCGGAGATTGCCGGATATGTCTTTGATGTCTACCATAAGTTTCGTATACCTTCATACGATGTTTATGCAAAGATAACCAAAGTGAAATAAACTACGCGACTTAAAGCGTTAAATTATACGATTTTCAGGCGATGGATTATATTCAACTAACTTTAGTGAAAACTTAGCTATACCTCTCATAAACTGGGTAAACTGATTACATGAGAGATATAATGTACGGTACGTAATATCAGGTTGGTATTTTGTTCTAATATTTAATATACCAGTAGCAAGTTCTTTACAGAAATTATTGTACTTTTCGAAAAAATCATCTTCATCTTTAGCTGTGAGATGAATGGTCAAAGTAAGATTGCGTTCATCCATTTTGGGATTGGCGGTTATTATACGCTTTCCATGCTCTAATCTTGACTTATTCTCTATGAACTCCTTATTGGGAGAGGGGGTCATCAATGCTGATAGGGAAGACGTCTCCATACTAATCCCCCAGATATCATAGGAATCTTTGTTGTTTATAAAAAGCTCACCTTTAGGCATATATCTAATTCTTATAATGTTAAATATTAACGTGTTGACAAACTTTTAGTATTGGCCCTAACTTCGGATATGTCCGCTTTTATATCGTTTAAAAGTTTTGTGTATTTTGCAATATCATCTAAATAACTGTTTGTTATAACGTGTTGATTAAGAATGTTGCTTAATGTTTCGTTACCGGCAGATGAGATTCCAATAAGAGAATTAACCCCAACTACAACAGCTATCATTTGATTCTTTACTTCCTCATTTGATATTTGTAAGGCTGTAAAACGTCCATTAAGTTCGTCTATTGAATCTTGCGAAGCAGCGGCAAAACCTTTCTTTGAAGCCTCTTGAGATGAAGAGGAAGAAGAGCTCCCTGTATATCCGGTAATTTCCGAAATCTTATCCCTTTCATTCATTGCTTTTTGAACCATCGAATCGTAATCTTTCCTTACATCTTCTATCTGCTGTTTGGTTAGTTTCCCACCTTGTTCCTTCATCAACTCTGCAATGCCATTGTACCATTCTCTCAATTCATCATCAAACAACTCTCCCATTGAGAAATTAAGCAGGGCACGTTGCATATATTCAGAAAAATCTTCCGAAAAGCTTTTGGCATCCTTGTCCATATCCATTAAGGATTCCAAGAAGTTGTCTCTCAAACCATCAAAAGAAATTTGCATCAGAGACTCATTGATTTTTTCTGTTAGTTCATCTAATTTCCCAGCTTGGTCGGCATACGCTTCAAGCTTTTCCATTACACTTTCTCCATATCCGCCTTTGCCAGCACTTTTAATTTGCTCGTATATATCAGCATTACTTAAAAGCAATTTCATCTGTTCCGGGCTTAATCCCCACAAAGATTCTGTACCGGAGAAGTTATTATTTACATTTTTACGAGCCCAACGTAGTTGTTCATCAGTCCATCCCATATAATATTGCCAGCTATGATGAGAACCATGATACCCTGCTTGTTCTCGGGCTATTTTAAGAGTATTATCAATCTGCTCCTTCTGATATTCAAACGCTTGTTCATATGCTGATATAGATTTGGAACCTGCTGATTTCTCCATCACGTCAGTAAGTCGGTCTATGGATTTCTCTAACGTTTCGTTTCTATCCGTAAGCCTGTCAATGGCTTCTTGAACTTCTTTAGCGTTGCTACCGTTAATTTTATTTATCAGAGAGTCAAATCCGCCAAAAGAAATAGCATTAAAAATATTGCTTACACCATCCCGTATGGATTTGCCTAATGTAACAAATAGATCACCGGATAAAACATCGCTAAGAATTCCGCTAATCGCATTGAATACCGAATCCAGCAAAGTGCTGACAAAGTCACTAAGTCCATCCTTAAACACATCAATGATTGATATGATCCAACCGACAATTGGTACTTTGTCAAGTTTGTCAGCTAATTTTTCAATAGCTCCTCCGGCTCCTTTACCTATTTGTAACAATCCTTCGTAGGCATTTTTAATTCCTCCAGAAGCTAGTTTCTGTAACCCACTCGTTACATTTTCCATATTAACCTTTAGAGATGTTGCAGTGTTAGTTAGGTTTTGTTGAATTTCATTGGCAGCACTTGTTTGAGCTTGGACGTTCATGGATGCCGCATTTGCATTTTGTTGAGCTGTTTCAAGGGCATTTTGAGTAGCTTGTTCTTCCTCTGCTGTACCGTTCTTTAATGCTTTATTGTAATCATCTTGGGCTTTTGCTAACTTCTCATGAGCTATACTCTCTTCTTCAATGGAAACAAGACGATTTTGTTCAGCTAGCTGATAAGCCTTTATATCTTGACCAAGCTTTTTAAAATTTAGGCCACCGGCTCCGCCTAGAGTCTGCTCCATCTGATTAATAGCATCAATCAACTCCTTTTGGCTAGCTTGGTCTGAATTTTTAAATTTATCGGTTTGAACATATTTTTTAGCTTCTTTAAGTGCAGGTTTAATCATATCATTAAACATACTCCCAAATTCACCAAATACAGTTACCCAATCTATATTGGCTTTTATAGCTTCGGTTTCCTTGTTTTGAATGGCAACGTCACGTTGCTTCTCCAATAACTTTACTTGCGCACTATTAACTCCGCTTTCTTCTTGCACTTTCTTTATCTTTTCCGCATATTCTTGTGCTATGGCAAATTTCTGTTGCTGGAATGTTCCATACTCTTTCAAGTAATCATTTAAAGCCTGTTGCTCGGCTTTAAGTTGTTCCTTAGTTATATCAGTAATTGCTTTGTCTCTATTATTTTCAGCGTTTGTATAACGAGCAGAGATTTCAGCAGATTGTTCAGGGGTTAGTTTCCCCTTTTGCTTTTCTGAAAGTTCTTTTTCTTGCTTTTTGATGGCATCAAGCTCTTTCTGATAGTCTAAATCAATCTGTTTCAGTTTCTTCTCTGTTCCCTCTTCCATGAGGTCAATTTCTGCCTGTTGGTTTTGGCGACGAAGCGAAAGAAGCTCTTCGGCTGTCTTTTGTTGTTCTTTTTTTTGCTTTTCAGCAGCGGATTCTCGCTTGGAAGAAGAATCATAGACTTTTAATTCTTTTTCTGCCTCTTTCAGCTTCTTGGTGTTATCTTTATAGGACTTTATAACGGAAGCGTCAATTCCTTTAAACTTACCAGCATCCAATAGTTCTTTTTGAGAAGATGCTATAGAGTTTAAGGCTTCTTCAGCTTCTTTCTTTTGGCCTTCCCAATATTTCTTATTGAATATAACAGGTTTCTCGGACTCTTTTTTAACTTGCTCATCAGCTTTTTCAAAGTCTTCTAAATCTTTTGTATAAATCTCAAGTTCTTTTTTAGCGGCAGCTAAATCTTCTTTTAGTGCCCCTGTATATCCTCCTCTATTAGTAGTTCTGACTATATTATTTTCCAGATCTTGTACTTTTTGTTGAGACATGACAACTTTGGTCTTTAAGCCAATACGTTGCTGACGTAACATCTCATCTGTTTCCAACCTGATTAATTCTGTATTTGTTTTTCTTTTGGCTGTTTCCCAATCCATATTTTGGAAAACTTCAGGCATTAAACGCTGCAATTTGCGATATGCAATGAAACGCTCTTCTGTGGATTTGGATTCATCACTTAAAATATTGGATAATTCTCCTGCTTTGTTTTTTAGTGATTCATAGTGTTTTTTTTGAGCTTCAAGAGCATCATTTGTTTCGCGAATGGCTTTTTCTGTTTCGCTTTCTGCACTGGCAAGCTTATAAATGCCGTATGCCAATCCCGCGATAGCAGCAGCCGCTAATACATAGGGATTTTTCAACATTGATAAATTCAAAGCATCTTGCGCCTTTTTAGTTAAGACTAGCCATCCATAGTGAGCCGCTTCTTTAGCTGTTAAAGCTGTGATACCTGATACTTGCAAGGCTTGTAAAGCATTAGTTACCATTAAAGCGGTGCGATATGCTCCATAGGTTCCGACGATTTCTAATAATATTCGTCCTACTTTCTCATAGTTTTCAACAAGATAGGATACTCCGGATAAAGCATCATTAATAATACCCTCATTAGCTTTTCCTATTTCATTAAACATGGTAGAAATTGCGTCCTCTATATTGGAAATCTGACCAGTGATTGTCTTGGACTGTTCTTGCATAAGGTTATAGAACATACCACCTTCATTTGTAAGGGACATGATAACCTTCTGTACTTCAGGGAAACCGACTTTTCCTGCTTCAACAAGTCCCTTAACTTCATTCTCCGCAACTCCAAATTGTTTTGCAAGTTCACGTATCATAGGAATACCTCGACCTGTAAACTGGTTAAGATCTTGTGTGTATAAACGGCCTTGTGTCATAGTGGTACCATAAAGATAAACGATATCTCCGAGAGGTTGGGATAGACCTGCAGCAATGTTTCCTAAACGTATCAAATCGTCATTTACGTTTTCAACATTTTCTCCATAAGCAAGAAGTTGTTTAGCTCCATTTGCTACGCCTTGAAGGTCGAATGGGGTAGTGGCTGCTGTCTTTACAAGTTGCTGCATGAGGGCATTTGCCTTATCTTCACTGCCAAGCATTGTTTTAAATGCGACTTCCAACTGCTGGAACTCTCCGCGAACCTTCGCAATATTTGAAATTAATTCTTTAGCGGTAAAACCAGCTCCAAAGGCGGCAGCAGCTTTAGTCATACGGTTAAACAAATCTTCTATGCCTAGCCCGCTTTGTTCAATTTGTTTGGAAGCGTTTTTTACTCCGTTTTCACACTCGTGCAGTTTGCGTATAAAGTTGGAGTTGTCACCGGTTATATCGAAGTGTAATCCAGCCATAAGTCTTTTCGATGGAAATAGTTCCGTGCAACATCACACGGCATTGCAAATATATAAAATTGCTTCTTTGTAGTGCAATACTTGTTATTAAAACATCCTTAAAAGTTTATTTTTTTATCTTTAATTTTGTTTGCATTAGTATATTAAATATATTTGCACATATACAACAATATAAATAGAGCAATGGATTTTAAAGACAAAATCATGCAGCTATCTGATAATATAAAGAAACAAAAAGATAGGATAGCTACAGAAGAAGCAACGAAAAATGCTTTTATTATGCCTATGATAGTAGCATTAGGATACGATGTATTTAATCCTTTTGAGGTTGTCCCTGAAATGGATTGTGACCTAATAAAGAAAAAAGGGGAGAAGATAGACTATGCAATTATGAAGGATGATAATCCGATTCTTCTTATTGAGTGCAAGCATTGCAAACAGGATTTGAATTTGCATGATACTCAATTGCAAAAGTATTTCGTTGCGTCTAATGCGCGTTTTGGAGTGCTGACAAACGGGATTGTATACAAGTTTTATACAGATTTGGAAAAACAAAACATAATGGATACCAAGCCATTTCTTTTAATCAATATGACTGATTTGTCTGACGCTGACATAGAGCAACTGAAGAAGTTCCACAAATCATATTATAATGAAGAAGATGTATTGGGGACTGCCAATGAATTGAAATATACGACAGAGATAAAAGATATTTTTAACAGGGAATTACAATCACCTACTTCTGATTTTGTGAAATTCTTCGCAAGACAAGTATATACAACGGGACAAATAACCCAGAAAGTTGTTGAGATGTTCATGCCACTTGTGAAGAAATCAATGTCTAGTGTTGTCAATGATATAATATCTGATAGACTTAATACAGCAATGAAGAACGATGAACAGATTGATGATGCAGTTTCCGATGCAGGAAGTTTGCCAGATTCTCCAAAACAAGATATAGACGATAAACTCCCGGAAGGAGTTGTGTACATGGACAAGGAATCCGGTATTGTAACTACACAAGAGGAATTGGACGCGTACAATATTGTGAGGAGCATCTTAAGAAAAAGCATAGATGCCGCACGTATAACTTACAAAGACTATAAAACATATTTCGTTGTTAATCTCGATAGCAGCGAATGGTTCTGGATATGCCGCATTTCCATTGGTGCAAGAAAGAAACGAATTGGGATACCAGTAGACAGGTACAAAAGCTGCGACTGGATTCAAATTGATAGCATAGATGACATATTCAAATATGCGGATAGACTTGAAGAATCACTTAAAATGGCAATAGAAAAGTTGTGAAAATTAAAACTCAATAATTATGAAGAAGAAAATTTTATTCTTACTAGCAGTGTTTGTGTATTCAATAATGGGGTTTGCTCAAGAAAAGAAAGAAGTCATCATTAAAGCTGGTACTGTTGTTCCTTTGGAAGCCATAAGTAATGTTAGAGCCTCTCAAGTACATGAAGGACAGAATATCGATTTTAAAGTTTCTAGGGATGTTATTGTAGATAAAATAGTAGCTATTCCAGCTGGCACTATAGCTAAGGGGATAGTGTATGAAGCAAAAAGATCGGCATGGTTTGGAACCAAAGGAAGATTAGGTATTAAACTACGTTATTTAACTCTTCCATCTGGAGATAATGTCAACTTTTCATCCTCTGAAGTATATATAACAGGGAAAAACAGAACTCCATTATCTGTTGTCATATTTTGTTGTACTTGCATACCTCTTCCTTGTGGATCTAAAGCTGAAATGAAAATAGGTTATGAGTTTGATGCATCAGTGGCTAACAATACTACAATAACTTTAGAGTAATTATTTTAAAATTGTTCATTTTTACCGATAAATCACGAGGGTTTTTGTATAACCCCCGTGATTTTTTTGCCTTCTATTTCTTCTTTTTGTTCTATTTGTCGTATTTAGTCCCATCTCATAGCTTTTATCTTTTCCATGTTTTTGGGGTCGTCTGCATTGACAAATGTCCTGTCGTTGGAAATACGGCCTTCTTTCTTTTCTTCATCAGTAAGATATACAGAAGTAATCGCGTCTGCCATTAACATTTGAAGAAATGAAAAACTAATTTCCCATACAATCTGCTGTGGAGTCATGTTGAGTTTTTCACATGCTGGTAATATCAAAGAACCAAATACACTTTTACCGCCAAAAGTGATGGAATTGCCTTTCTTGTTTTTTATCATTGAAATTTTAGCTAGTTCTTTACGTTCTCGGTCAATCCCGAAATATTTGATAAACTCATCCGTGTTATCTTTAGTAAGAACCATAACAAGAAGTTGAGCCATTTCTTCATTTGAAAGATTTTTCCTCAAAAACTGACGTCTGCTATTTACAATTCTGTTATTAAATAGTTCTTCTTTCTTGTTGAGCGTGTGGTAAGATAATAGCAGGCAAACAATGTCTTTTTTCTCTTGGCATAATCTCAATGCCTCCATATATGGGTTTGTTTTAATAATATCAGCATTCATATCAAGGCTTTCAATGAGTCTTGAGAGTAGATATGTTTTGCCTAGTGTTATTGGATATAGATAAAAATGTCGCTTATTAACCCGAAAACCATAAGGTCTTTCCATTATGATATCAGCGATATTCATTTCTATTATTTTTCTATCTTCGACCATACACTATTACTTTTTAATAAAATGGCTATCTTCACAGACTGCCAATTTCAGACATGAAAACAAATCAACTTATGATTTTTAGAGCGGACTGATGGACCTGCACCATCCCCCTCACTCTGGTTGAGTGACGCACGCCTGTGTGTGCTTAATCCGCGAAGCACGTGAGTACAAAGCCCTCACGTATGGCTATTATTTCATATTTTTATGTGTCAATTCTGTATAAAATCACACTGATGTAATTTTATTGAATTTCACAGTAGCTGAACCGTCTGAAGGCTTAAGAGCTGAGAATGTATAGGTCTTAACAACTCCATCTGTTGAATTGTAAGACGTTTGTACGTTCACTGATGCACGATCAATCTGTACACCGATTGCATCTTCATTTTCAGGAATAACTTGCACTGTAAATTCATCCTTGACCACACCGTCTATATCTGAAATTACAGCTAATTTTTCTGCTTTTTCAGGTGCATCTCGTATCTGGAAAGAAAGCTCATACGTGTTGGCTTTATATTTAACAGCCTCATTATCTCCGCCTTCAATTTTAGCTTCCATTTTTTCCCCTTGAGTCGTTTCAAGAGAAGTACTTCCGTCTATAGGTGTTGGTAGCTCCGAAAATGAAGCTCCGCCTACTTTTTTTACTTTAATAGTAGGTTTACCCCAACCAATAGTAATAGTGTCTGCTGCCATAATTATAGATATTAATAGATATTTTATTCATTACATATTTCAACATATAATTTGTTGTTAATAAAATGTTCGGTATGTCCGTTTTCAAAAGAAATGTTTGTGGAATATACTTTCTGATTGCATTCAGAAGGTACAACATGGATACCTATATCAAAAACGGAAAATAAGAATTTGGAAAGATTGCATATTTCGCCAATACGAACTGTATCTTTCTCCCATGCCTTTGTTTCCGAATTCCAAATGTCACTGACATACACATTGACATTAACATAAGCTCTTTGGATTTGGCCGCATCCCTCATTAGCAAGAACAGATATAACAATATCCTCTTTCTCTGATTTATTAGGCCTTCCTCTGTCACTCAATTTACCGGTAACATTCCGTTCAAGGTCAGTACCTTTAATTTTATGATATACGAACTTAGCTATTTCGATGTCCGATTTCATTTAGCAATCTGTCTTTTTAACTTTTCAAGCATTTGCGGAACTTTGTCTGTCGCCCATAATTCTGTTGATGCAAGTACATCTTTATTATCCATCGCTTCCACATATTCAGCATAATTCATTCCGGCAACAATAACAAGTACATAATCATTCGAATACCTTTTTATGAGTTCTTCGGCAAGTTTTTTCCCGTTTTTTGCACCTTCCTGACCACCGGCTTTGACACGCGCTGTAAATGAAACTTTTTTGCCATCTTTGGTAACATATTCAACTTGTTTTGTATGGGCTGCTTTCCCCATACTACTATCAAAACCTTCGATTGAAATTACTTTGCCATTATGGGAAATAATATATCCAATGGAACTTCTAAGATTACCGGACTGGTCAAACCAGCTATTTTCTCCGGGACGATCTCGGATTCTTCGTACACATTGCTCTCCAAGATAAGCTAAAGCACGTATTGTTAGTGTTTCTACGCGTTCCGCTTCTTTCATTAAAGCTTTATGTATTTCGTTCAACTTGCCGGATAATTTTATTCCCATATTTTAAACCCAAATTTTACACTGAAGTTGGTAACGATGGAAACCTTTCACTTCAAATTCTCTTTCAATTCCTCCGAGAAGATTTATTTTAACTCTGTCTCCAATAGTAAAGGTCTGACAATTACTTGGAAGACAGACAGTATATGAATAGCTTTTTACAATACCGTCTTCAAACTCCTTTTCTTCTGCCTTTCCGGCAGGTACGGCATCACAAGGAATCGAGCCTTTCCATTCAGATGAACCGGGATGATAATTACCATTTTCATCTTCATAACCAGGAACAGATACCAAGTATTGTAAACGATGCGGGTTTCTGTTTGCTACTGCCATACTACAACAAGTAATCACCTACATATACCATTGGTTTTGCTTCCAGTTCTACTAGAGGTTCACCAATAGCTTTGTAGATGGAGTTAACACGTAACAGTATTCGTTTTTTATCTTTATCAGACAAAGCCCCGAAGGACTTGTCTGCTTCAGAGAAATTGATAGCCTGAACCAAAGACCAAAGACAATCAGCTAGAGCCCCCTGATATTCGTTAGAATGAGATATATCATTACTAAACTCATCATCACCATTGAGATTACGTTTAATCATCACATTCTCTACAAAACCGATAGAGAGCGGATAATGTATTTCGTCTATGAGGGCTTGCTGAATTGTCTTCATGGTTTACGATGCTTTATGAGCTTCAACCACCTTTTTCAATGCTTCTTCGTCTGCGTCGCTTAATCTGTTGACTGCTGCGATTAGCTTATCATCGGAAACGGTGGAAGTAAGGTTCTTGCCTGCAATCTTGTTATATTCCGTCACAAACTCCGGCTTTTTGTAAGTTGCTCCCCAAATTGTAATCTTAACATCGGAAGTATCTTTTTCTTCTTCTGTGGTATTTACAGTTTGTGCTTCCAGTATATCCAAAGAATAGATTTGATCTACGTTTTCGATAACCGGTAAGCAGATAGCCTGTCCGTTTGTAAATTCCTGCAATGGGTCTGTTTTAGAGTAGCGGCTAATCAACTTATATTCGTCAATAGTAGTATATTCTACTCCATTAACAGGGTTAGTTGCTTCAGCCAAAGTTCCCCATACAAAAGAACCTACATTATCAGCGGAAGGGAGGAATATAAGTTTGTTTGCATTCCACGGCTTATAAGAAACCCTTTTCCCATTCTTTTCATAGGTAACAGAACGGTCAACTTTCAAGAACGAAATGCCACCATATTGATCCGAAAACGCTTCGTCAAATAAACTAGATGTAGGAACCGGAAGTTTAGTATCATTATCAAAGGTTTGACCACGATAATTTGCAGCTAGTTCTTTAGCCCATTGAGATTGACGCATTTTGTTATATGTAGATAAAGCCAACATAATGACTGAAATACTGTTACCGTCATCGTTAGCTTTACTTATAACTCTTTCAATATCATCCCCTGTAACTTCACCGGTAGTAACAACACCAAAGCTATGTTCTGACAAATAACCATAATCAACACGAAGACCTATACCTGTATTCTTATCATCGTCGCCCTCAACAATGATGACACCATCGGATAGTCCTGTAAGGAAATTTGCTTCATTTCTCTCGTCAATACCAATAGAACAAGCTGTTCCATCGTCCAACATACGAGTGATTATGCGGTTAAGAACAGATTTCTTAGCTGCATCCGTGATGGCGTTGGATAAATGAGCTTTCATAATGTTGATAGCATTAATTTGAGTCTCTCTTAGAATCTTTTTAATTCCGATCTTAGGCAATTCTCCGTTTGACCGTGCGATAGAATCTCGCTTTTTAGGTGAAAGCGGAGAGTCCATAGCCACCATATCAGCAGCGATATACGTAGTATTGGCAGATGTGCCTTCCCATTTCTGATCGGGGGAGTACACTTTAGTAAGCATCGTTTTGTGAAGATAGGTCAATGTCTTGTTTGTTTCATTGATCTTTTCTTTCACATATAGGCTTAATTTAGGCCATATTCTTCTTACAAATTCAATAAACAATGATTCATTCATCTTTCACCTCCTTTTAATCGTGTAAAAAAACGAGTTGTGGTAATGCCGTTTTTAATGCAGCTTTGATGCTGTCAATTGAATAAGGACTTGCCACATCATTAACTTCACCAGCGTACATAATGCCTACAAATGGCTTGTCGGCAGGTTTTGAACAAACAACTACGCCAATATATTCATGGTTGGATGGCAATGAATCGTAGGCTGTACCTGCTGAATTAACAGGCATCGGCTTATAAGTATCATTCTCTGTATCGCGGATAACAATATGTCCAGCTTTGATTACAGACTGCTTAAATCCAGTCATGTCTAACGTACGGCCATTCATAATTCCGCCCAAATAGTTACGAATAACAATCGAATCCATTCCGGTCAAGATTGTTTCCTGTTCGTTTACTAAATCAGCTTTTGCGCCCATTTTTAATTTGTTTTTGATTAAAGGCCTTTAGCTATTGCTATTACCTCTTCGTCAGTTAATACTTCATTTTTTTCTTGGTTCTTACTTCCTGCACCTGGAGGATTACCCAAACTGGATAGCCCTGCGTCGGCACGTTCTTGGTTGTAAGATTTCAAATCTTCCTCAACTTCGGAATAGAATTCTTCAAACTCTTCATCATTTTCAAATTTCATTTTATTGAAGGATTTCAATGTGCGAGTTCCGAATGTACCAGCATCTTTCAGAAGGGATTCAAGTTTCTCTCTACGTGTAGTGGTAACTTTTTCACCTTTTAATGCTGCGATTTCGTCATTCAGTGTTTTTACTGTCTGAACCAAACCTTTAGCCCATTCAGGGGTATCATCATTCTTTCCTTTGTTTGGGGAATTCTTTTTGTTTAAACCCGGCTGGCGATTAGTGGAATTTGATGACTCATCGTCATCATCGTCGTCATCGGTTTCATCATCGTCGTCATTCTTTTTGCGGTTTTCTTCAATTACTCGATTTGCAAAAGACTGGCTGACTTGTAGGTAGGGGAGAACCGCATCAATAGCTGTATCAATTTCTGCGTTTACGTCCTCATCGGAGGCATCGTCTGTGGAAGTTAGATTGTCGGCAATCTTGGCAGCGACACTCATCAATTCCTTTTTATTGAACCCGAATGCCTTCACTTTCGGTTTCAATTTTAGAAACACTTGTTGTTTTCTGTCCATTGTACAATGTTTTGGTTACTAAAATAGTCTGCGAAGCACGTATGCCAGCAGACTATTCGCTTAGAACTTTACTAAACATTAGAGCAATGAGTTTCGTTCAATCGTGCTAAATTGAAGCAAATCACAACACGATAAGTTCTGTGGCGTACATCTTCATACGCATCTGATACAAAAGTAGTGAAAGTGACGTAAATTCAATCACTTTTAATGTTAAAGTATATAAAAGTAAATGTTTGGATTTGCATGAATGAAAGGCATTTAATTAAGCTATTCCTTTAGGTATCTATATGCTTTTAGGTATTTGTTTAATCTGTAAGCATCTTTCTCGGTAAGCTCGTTCAATCGTGTTATATCCATGTTGTCTTCTAAATCATGTAGTTTTACCTGTCTACCTATAGGGTTAAGTCTGGATCGTTTTATGAAATCTTCATAGCTTTCGTTTTCATTACGGGTAACTGAAAGTATGGCATCTATTATATTACGAGGAAAACCTTCCATCAGTAAATATTCGGTTGTAACTTCGGTGTCTTCTATTGTATCATGAAGTAAGGCGGTGATACGTTCTTCATCAGTATAACATCTGCTTGAAACACGGATAGGGTGGAAAATATAAGGTGCTCCAGCTTTATCTGTTTGCCCTTCATGGGCTTTAGTAGCAATCTTTAGAGCTTTCTCAAGTAAAGTAATATTAGTATTTGTCATATTCTGATTTTGAAATCTCTTTTCCGCCAAGAATTATATTACAAACTGTTTCATTGGATTGTGGAATTTCTATCTCGTTACGCCCATGATGTTTTATATACGATTTTGTTTGACCGTTATCGAGATACAAACGGATAACTGATTCCTCAAAATCGTCAAGCAAATAAACCGTTTCACCTGACTGTAATTTATTATATAATTCCTTTTGGTTCATTTTTATATGTAAAGATAGTGATTTTTATTGGAAATGACTATAATATTCGATTGATTTTTTAGCTATTTTTTGTGCCTTTTTATCAGCTTTATCTAATACTCGCCATTCTTCATAATATTTATGTCCTAATCCACCTTCCATACCTGTTTGATTCTGTATTTCTTTCCAACGTTTTTCTCCAAGAATTTTTTTTGCGTCTTCTGGCTTTTCTTTGGCGTAAATCATTCGTTCTGTATTAACTTGAATTTCGGCAATTAATCCGTTAGATGTTTGGATATTGACAATATTACCACTATATCCCATGAATGATTCCGGTTTTTGCTTTTTCAGTCGTACAAACGAATCACTTTCAGACAGTTCGTTCAATACTTGATCTATTTGTGATCTGGGAACTATAATTGTCGTCCTAACTGCGTCTTTTATATCGTATGGAGTTATACCTTCCGTTGTAACCTTTCTTGTTATTGATGAAATGCTTTTGTAATTGATCGGCGTTACAAATCCTTTATTATTTTTAGCTATGGATTCCGCTAAACTTTGTACCTCATTTCCAACTAAAGATGCACGATTCACAAGCTCTTTAGCTGAATTCTCGGTATTTATATTCTGAACGATTGATTTGTTGTCTTTCAAAAAATAAGGTAAGGTGTTTCTTTCCCGGGCTTTCTCGATCTTTTGATGGTTTTCCAGTATCCACTTTTTGAATTCGTCAGGAACATCCTTTACTTCATTTATACTTTCTGTGGAAACATCGATCCGTCCATCCCATTCCCAAAATTCTTCTTCAGTTTTGAGGATAGGAACTTTATAACATAAGTCATTCGGGTGCCATCCTGTCCAGATGAAGTCTTTAGGGTATTTCCCGGCAAGTGTATCACAAATGTCTCCATGTGGCATACGGCTATGATGAGAAGAACTTAGTTTTATTTCATATCCGACTACGAAATCCATTTGCTTCCATCTTTCGTTTTCGGCTGTTCTATAAGCCATGTTTATTTCTGAACGGGCTAGACGTATGGAACGATACTCACAATCTTGTATATGTTCAGCACTGCCATATCTGTCTTTGTAATCTTTTTGCAGTAATGGGAAATCAAGAAGATACTTACTTATTTGCTTACTCAACGTAACAGCACTGGTCCCTTTTTGAATAGCGCATGAGATCGCAGCCTCCAGTTCTTCTTTGTAGATCATAGATTGCTGCCATAGTTTTGCAGATATGTTGAATCCTTTATCTTTTCGGTTCTGGAATGCTTTCAAAGTATCTGAATTTGTTTGATACAAAACTTTATATTTCTCTCTGTCAACTTGGGCATTATAGGTTTGCAATACTTTGTTTGCTATTAAATCCTGTGCTTCATTACTGTTCTTCCATTCTTCGGTCGTGCCGCGGTAGATCGTTGCGGTTATATCCTCTACAAAGTGCTTCTGTATATCGTCAATTTGCTTTTTAGTTTGAGGGTAGTCAGACCATTTAAACGGCTTATCGCTATCAGAGGAATATTGAGTACGTGAAACGGCTTTGGCAGCTTCCAAATTCAGGGTATCGTATATCTGTTCAACGAGGACTATATATCTGTTTAATCTCCCGTTGAGTTCTTGGTACTTCTTTTTCTGATTTGGAATTTTGGGTTTTGCCATTATTTCATTTTACTCTTGTATGTTTTTTCATATTTATTCCTCCGAAATTCTATCTGGTGCGGGCATTTCTATTAATCGAATAGCTTTAATTGTCTCCTTGCCCTCTAATATCGCTTTACATAAACGATGGTAGCCATCAGCAATTTGGCCTACTTCGTCAAGGATAATAGGATATTCGAGAGAGCATTGATTCACCCGTTTGCATTGAAAAATGAAACTATGAAGCTGATTACACTCAAACGGCTCAGCTGTAAGGTCTATATTCCATAGTGGCATATCAAGCACTGGATATTCTTTTGCCTTAGCAAAATCGTAGAGTGTTTGAGCTTTCCAAATCTTGTCTCCACGATGATATTCACTTTCACTAAAAGTCATGTTATCTATAGGAACCTGCATATTCTTCTTTTTTTATATATACTTTGATTTCACCAGTAACATGGAGTTCATCACCAACTTTTTCAACGGAGTATTCAATCAACCCTCTTTGGTTGATAGAGTTGATGATTGACTGTCGCACTTCGTTTTTGATTTCCCTAACAAGCATTTCATCGGCTTTGCGATTAGACCAACCTTCATCTAATTTCATCTTTTTGCGATAGTCCTTGATTTCTTTCTTGGTTCGTGCAAGACATATGCCTAGCTTCTTTGCTTCGTAGTTATCAACTCGTTCAATACTACTCAGTCTTTCTTGTGGGTTGATCTTCGATGCTAATCTAATAAGCCAGTTTGATATTTTTTTCTTCATGATTTTAAGTTTTAAGCCAGCAGCGTAAACATCTGCTTACGCTGCTTTAACCTTCTCTACACTTGGCAGATAGGCTATTGTACAATTTCCCAGTCTTCTGCAAACACATCACTGATGGATGGAACCCACGAATCTGCACGTCCGGTATTCTCATTGTAGATAAGACATTGGCTTGTGTAGACAATAAAACCTTTTCCTTTCAGAATAAGGTCTTTTGCTGATTGAGGAAGCGATTGCATCTTGGGAATGGTATCGCTTTCAATATGTGCAGGCACTTGCTTGAATACCGTCAGGCCTTTGCCGTTCCAGCCTTTTCTACGGATGGCAAAACCGAACTTCAACGCTTCAATTGCAACTCCGAAAGACATCAGATTAAACGGAGCATTAGGAGAACCGTCAAGACATCCAATACGACATTCAAGTGTTTTCACGTAATTACCCATCACTACTTGCTGTAAGCATAACAAGAATATTTGGTAGTTGTCTGTTATCACTTCATCCATCTTTCCAGAATCTATGAAAGCAACAAGTTTATCCAACCTGTCATACAAGTCTTTCATTTCAATATGCAAACGGTCAAGAAAGGTGTCTGCACACTTGTACGATTTCTCAAACGCTTTGGCAGGCGACCAACTTTCGTAACCATCTTCACATTTAACATAATAACCTTGCTCAGTTTCTTCATGGTTCTCAATGTCCTTACCATAGGGGTTTCTACCTGTTTTTTGAACGAAGCCACCCAATGTCATAGGCTCTGCTTCAATCTGTTTTGTTCCAATGTACTTTTTCATGATAGTATATTTATTTACAAATTAAACATCTTCTTCTTCATAAGCCATCTTTGCACTCATGACACCAACCGAACTTAGCATCCTGATAGAAAGCCCCTTTTGTACGTCAAGCTCAAAAATCATATTGTCATTGAATTGAACGGCAGGGTATTGATACAATAGCGCATAATCCATTTCTTCCAACTTTACGTATATACTAAGTGTGCCACTCTTCTCTCTGTCTATCTGTATTACACATTTCCCAACAGAAGTAAACTCACAGGAATAGCCCTGTTTTTCTTTACTAAATTCTAGTACATCAGTTTTTGCCATAATATTTATATTTTAGATTGTTATTCCGGTTCTTCGAATATATTGCTTATCCTGCTTTTGGAAGCCTCTGCATCTTCTTTTTGAATTTGGGAAAGAGTTTCTTGTGGATCAGTAGAAATACCTAAGTTCTTGATGGCTTCTAATTGGCTAACAACTGCTTTCCCACCACTTGCTGTAACCCATTTTTCTATTTCTGACTTTTCATCATTTTGGATAAACGGGGTTATGATGTGCTCAACCTCAATATTATCCACTTCATCTTTCCAAGAAACATTCATCATTTTCAAAAAAACTTTGATTACGCTACATTCACGTTCAAATGCTTCCATCCATGCACCGCTTTCATCTCCAACCTTTAAATGAGCGTCAGTGAGTAAAGTCTGTCTTGCGTCAAATCCGATATTGCCAAGAGACTTCATGTTCTCAAAAGAAATATCCGGCATTTGTGATTGTGACCAAAACAACTTAACAAGGGTATCGACATGATATTTTAATGCTTCGATAGATTGCGCCCATGAAACATAGGATACATCCCCGTTTTGTTCTACGCGATAAACTCTACGGCTTTCTCCTTTGTCTTCTCCACCTTTTAGGCCACCGGCTATTTTTAGGATAGGAGCAGAGTTGTATGCGATGACATCGCTATTGCGTGACAGGGTATATTCTATCTCTTTCCTAATGTAGGAAAGACCGTGATAAATGGGAACAGGACGATAAACATAGACTCCGGGGATTTTTAGAATAACGACAGGCTCTGATTTTACTAATTCCCAGCCGTTTCCCTGTTGTTTCCATTTATAATGAATGTTTGCTGTATATGTCTCAAAATACGTAACTTCTTCATTTTTGACCTTTTTTGTGTATTCAAAAGACATTGCGATCATATCGCCAAGCTCATCAAGTAGAGGGTATAACTTAACACCGTCCATTGGTGAGTAGGTTTTGCATTTTAGCTTATATTTACTTTTAAAGCCGTATAGAGTGTTGGGACTCTCAACTGTGTACCAAATGGTGAACACTTCGCATGAAGCAAAGTAAGCATTGCCTCGCTTTATATTTTCACTATCAATACGAGCATACTTATATATTGCTTCAATCGCTTTAGCAATACTTTGGCGGGTTTCATTATCTTCTATGTTATGATATACACGTTTAACCGGAATAGCGAACATGAATTCAGTCATTCGCTTGGTGAGAAGTTTTTCAAGCCCGATGTAGATACGGGAAGCTTTTTCTATATCTCCATTAGATCGAATCTTGTCTTTACGGGTAACTGTGTCAGATACTATCTCATGCTCTGTTGGTTCGTAGTCTTTGAGAAGTTTGTCCCATGATGGGACTGTTACAGACTTTTCTTTTAAATCGTTGATTATGTTATCAACGGGCCGCGTACTGTCTAATATAGAGGTGATTTCGTCCATTTGAGTAGAATATTACTTAATATTCATTTTTACTTGGTGTAAAGATACAAAAAGTGACGTAAATTCAATCACTTTTAGTCATAAATTTGTCTAATTTGATAGCTTCATGCATGCAATAAGGGAAATTAATGACGGCAATTTCACCGGAATATCCACAACGACATAATTCGGCTTGCCAATCCTGCATATCATCACGTTCATCAATATTGTACTTTTTCATTAAATCTTTCATAATAGCACAATCTTCGTATCTTTCCGTAACTTTAGCAGAAGAATAAAGATTGAGTAAGACGTATTCTCCATAAAGGAGAAGTACTTTTTCAAATATATCAAACCGATTTTGTGTCATGAAGGTTTAGCTACGCAATGTCCAACACCTTTTATCTCACTATAATCACCTTTAATTACTCGAAGCATTGCTTCTAAAATATACCGGTAAGTGTTGTGATAATTACTATACCCAAAACACAAGTACGTATTATTGTACTTATTCGCAATGTTTCTATTGTACAATTCCCCTGTATAGTATTTGTCTCCATTAGTGTTTACGTTTTCTATTATTCTGACGTTGTATTCTGCATTGTCATTCGTCATAATCGTAGCATCCCAATATCTATCGTAGAAACGCGGTGTAATGAACTCATGGTGAATGAACTTTATTTTACACATATCTGCGATGCAATCTCCTTTTTTAGTTATTGAATTCATAATCGTATATTAAAAGTCGCACATTATAGTATATTTTGTTTGCAAAATCTTTAGAACCTTTTCTGTTACATGAATTATATCTTCATTGTACCTTCTTACATTTCTGCCATATCCTTGTATGTCTTTGTTTATTTTCTGGCGGAGTGTAGTACTTTTAGGTAAACTGATTTCATAGAAACTTCCATCAATTGAAGTTATCAACATATCAGCTTGCTTCTTTTGACGATCCAATTCTGTTTCTTTGTATTCACCTTTAGGGATGAAATTGGGATTGGGTACTAAGTAGCCTTCTGCTACCAATTCGCCATTTTCATTATATTTTTTCATATTAATTCTATTATAAATTCATATATAAACAAGTCAGATCACATTCTTCATCGTAGTCATATTCAAGAGATACAGGTGCAAAGTATTGTTGTATCTTCTTTGCTGCTGTTTCATTCTTACCCTCAAAAGAGAAAGTAAAAGAGCGCTTGCCTCTGATTGTTATTTCAACCGGTATGCCTGCTACCTTAGTCATGTTGTTTTCAAGTTCTTGTTTTGTCATAATCGTATATTTAAGCGTTAATACCAATTGCGTTTCTCAAAAAGCTGCCAGCTTGCTCTACTGACATATCCAACTTCTTTTGAATCAGAAGAAGCATACAGCTTACTTGCTCTTTTGTATTTAAGTTACCTTGTGCAAACTCTGACATGATAAACTTTTCTATTGTTCTCTGTTGGATAATTGTTGCTTTCATTGCTCTTGTCTTTTAATTGTTAGTATTATTGGTTTCTTTTAGTATTGTAAAGATACTCATTTTCAGGGAGTTAACCAAATTTTCACGCATTTATTTTAGTTGTAAATTCCTTTAAATCAATTATTTAACTTTTGCTATAAAACAAAAATGGCGCCGACTTTCACAAGCCAGCGCACATAAGAGCAATGAAAACACAAAAAAGAAGTGTTTTCAAATGCAAAGGTACTAAAAGAAACACAACTACAAAAAATCTTTGAGCAACTCTTCATCGCTAATAAAGCTGTAATCCCTAGGATAGAATGTATTCGCTAATGCATCCATATAGTCAGGAGAACGCTTGATACGTTTTTTTATGTCTTCTTTAGCCTCAATGATAATCTTTCCATTACTGAGAAACTTCCATTTAGTTTCAGTCGCTTCTTCCATCAACTGATCACATGGAGGTAAAGCTGCTCCAAAACCATTTTTAGGATTGAGCCAGTCACGTAAAGCCCAATATAGGTATGCTCTCATATTGGCAAATTCATATTCGCCAGTAATATCGTGTAGGCCATTTGCACCTTCGGAATATTTGCAAGAAAAAGCATTATTACACTCTTCTTCTAGTAGCCTGGAATATACTCCAGCTCCTTCACCGATAGTATCAATAAACGCTTTTGCTCCTTTCTTCTTCAGGTAGGGAATCGTCATACCTACTACGTGCATGTGATCCGCACGCCCGGCAGATTGATGCACTTCAAATTGAGAAACGTAGTTACCGTATCGCGGACAAAGCACACTATTATCGCGTCCCATACCGGCAACGTCAACACCTAACTTACAAGATTTGGATGGGGTGAAACCACTTGACTGTAATTCCTGCCAATTCCTGTTTGCAATTTCTATCCATTCATAAGGGATGAGAACGTCTTCAGACACTTTCGGAAACATACCAAGTACCTTGACGCGAAACAAATCATTAGGTCGGTATAGCTTACCTTCCCAATTAAAATCGCCTTCTCCCTCATTAAAGTCTGTTCGCTGAATGAGAGAACACCAATTTATCACCTTGTCCTTCACCCACTCGTAATCAACTTGACCGGGTATTACTATTTGCTTCTTTACTACATTTTCTGCATTTAGAGAGCTAAGTCTGAATTTTGCGAAACGGTCAGACTTCATGGCACGAGCTGCGTAACCAGTAGTAACATTGGGATTGAACACTATGAGAAAGCGAGAATTACCCTGTAAGTTACCTTCAATAGCGTTGTAAGTTGCTTCTGATATACCGGAAGCTTCAGTAACAACAAACATGGTATTTACAGCATGGAAACCAGACCATGCTTCTGTGTTGTCATCACCAGCTTTGAACCCAGTTAGAAACCACTCTTCATAATCTGTTTTAATACCGGAAGATAGTAGACGTCCGGGTAAGAACGCTGCATTTCTAAATAAGCGAGATATTTCAGGTATCATAATGTTTTGAACTTGGCGGGCTGTAGGGGCTGTCATTGCAATCTTGGTATTCTTAACTAACTTACCTTCTTTCCAACGTGGAGTAAGATACATGAAACACATAGATGCGCAAGCTGCAATGTAATCTTTCCCACGAGCTGTGCCCGATGCTACAGCAGTCATTGGATTATGCTGAACGGATTGAAGAATAGCTTGCTGCTCTTTGTCTAGCCTTGAATGAAGAACATCATGAGCGAACTTGCACCAATCCTCTCGCCATGCTTTCATGTATCGTATAGACTTTTCATCTTTGCTCATTCCTCATCGTCTGGCAATTCTTGCATAAGTTTTTCAAATGGATTAATATTCAAATCTTGCTCAGTTTTCTCTACATAACCTCTTTTCTTTCCTTTTGTTTTTAAAAAGAAAATAAGACTTGTTATATCTCCTTCACTAATATGCTCAACTAATTTACTCTCGGCAAAATCAATAATAGACTCATAGGCTTCTTCAAGCATTTGAGCAAGTTTTGGATCCTTATCTTTCCATTTATAAAAAGCCCAACGGGTACACCCAATAGCAGAACAAGTGGCGGAAACATTGCATCCTTTTTTCTTATATAAGTCTACGAGAAATTTATTACTAGGTTTTTTCATGTTGGCTACTTTTTGTAATTCAAACTTTATAGGATGAATTTATTTGTTAGTTTTTATTTAAGAACGTGTTCAAGTAATTATATGGTTCAGTCAGACAACCCTTTTCCAAGATTGTTGCACGGTTTATAGCTCCATTTTTGTTTACTTTACCAAGTAATTCTGGAAACACATATTGACACAATCTTTCCCCGAAATATGTGCTCGCTTCACGCGCCAAAGCGTTTGGTAGATTGTCTATCGCCATTACAGAAATATTATCTGTATCAGAAAATAAAGGTACTTCATGTAAATCACTGTCAATGTCATAAAACGGATTAAGATGGGTGCTTGGCCTAACTGTTGTTTTGATACTTCCGTTTATATCACACGTTATATCACCAATAACTTTAATCTGGTTTTGAGAATTAGAAATTGTTCTTTGGGATACATATACAGGTTGTCCGGGTTGCCATAAATGGGAGCATATCAGAATATCTGTATTGGAAATATATCTGTCAAAAATACTCGTGAAACATTGAGGGGATGTGTTGAAATCAGAACGTCTGAAAAGCCCGCCATCCAAACGGGAAACTAAATCTTCTGTACAAACTACACAATAGCATGGGGTTTCATTCTTTTCCAAAAATTCTTTAGCAGATGCTGCCCTTATACCAATGCCATTCAATACGTCTTGGACACCTAAAGAAACCCGACCTTTTCCTGTTACGAGAATGCGAACATTTCTATTCGCTAGGACAGGAAGGGTGGAACGTAGATTATTTTTCAGAGATCCAACGGAAGAGGAACTGTCAGGTGCAGGTAACTCAAAGCATTTGTATTTCAATCCATATAGACGTAATGTTTCATAGGCTCCAACTACACCAGCCCACCATCCAAAAGCACAAGTTCTTTTCCCATCGTTTCTTGTTAGGTATTCATAATCCGTAAATGTAATATTTTTGTCTATCATCGCTTGAAGGAGCGCTTTATTATATGATTGCATTTTGGCAATATGTCCGAAAAAGAAATAATGTTTTCCAGGAATTAAGACATCAGCATCAATTTCTTTTATACCAAACAAGTAGTCACAATCAGACAAATCTTCAACAACATCAATTCCTGCTTTCAGATATTCATCGTCAGAAAAAATACGCTCTTTGCTTGATTGAACTAAAAAATTGAACTGAGGATATTCTTTCTTTAATAAAACAATCTGGTTGGGAGATAGAGCAACCCGGTTATCAGCAGGAACTTTCGTTTCTCTTAATATTCCAATATTAATCATTCGATTCTGTTTTAGTGATTGATAATTGTTTTTTCGCTAATTCCAATATCTTTGCAAAAGATATATTGGAAGATTTCACTTTAAATTTCTTATTTATTTCACGCATGAGCGAAAGCAAATGTTGTTCGGTATTTTCTCCATCCGCAATGACTACCATATCGTTATGCTCAGATTCCTCTTTAATTATTCCAAGCAATTCCTTTAATGCTTCATAATCATTACGATAAAGGATAAATGATATGCTGAAATGCTCGCTTTCGGCAACGAAAGAAATACTCTCCATGTTGATGTCCTTAATCTCATTGACGTCAATATGAGCAAATTCTTTGAAATCTACGCTTTGTATTTCTTCAAATAGGCGCTTAAGGATTCCTTTGTTATCATCACCATGTAACGAGTTATGTGACAACTGTAAAGCAATTATCTCATCTTTCGTCAAGTCATTCTCATCGGCATAAATGACAGGCACTTCCTTGTATCGCAATTTTACACAGGCACGATAACGATGATGGCCGGAGATTATTACGAAACGCCCATCTTCTTTTCTGTAACAACCAATAGCGCTACTAAGTCCACCACTTTGTTTGATATTTGCCACAAGCCTGTTAAAAGCCTGTTCAGACATTTGATTAGCATTAAGTTCCGCTTCATCAATCAATCTGATATCTATCGTTGCTAATTTCCACTTACTCATTATTTCTTATTCGTTAAATATGATTGGTACTTCTTAAACACATCTTCCATGCTCCCGGAGCTTCCAAGTTTTGCAGCATAAAGAAGGTGATTATCTTCTTTACTTACTTTGTCGAATACTCCACGATATTTCATGGATACAGGTGCATGGGTGTAAACTTTCGTATAACAAGTGAAGGTTGCCATGTGCATTTTTCGAGAAACTGATTGTTGAACAACCTTACTTTTGATAATAAGCAATATTAGCTTGCTAAGCCGTGGTATTGCGTTGTTAGTGCAGAAATCGGACAAAAGCCAAATATCGTATTCCTGCATTTTGGGATAATCAAAGCCAAAGCCGCCTATCAGATATTTGTCATAAAACACTAGATAGGCAAAACGGCATCTTGAGGTCTTTTCAACTTTCTTAATGTATGAGTCTTGAGTCTGTTTCAAGATGCTTGATTTTACTGGACATATTTTCAATAGGGATAAATCATTTATCTGTAAGTCGTTTGGCGGTTCAGGGAAAGACAAAATTTCGTTCTTCTCAGTTTTTAAAGAAATCTTCGTATCTCTTTTGTCTGTTTTATAAAAGTACTTATCTCCAACTTGCGCGATTTTCAACAAAGGAAGATAAGGATTCGTTGAAACCATACATAATGAGGATGCTTGCCCTATACTTGCGGGAATGCCATTGTATTGAGTTCTCTGTTTCTGGAAAGAACCTGTATAATTACTATTCTTTTTCAGTACACCTACCGTACTCCTGTATTTTCGATAATCGTCAAACTGAAAGAATACTTCTCCACCGTCATTCAGAGCGTTATTTAATGTGCCAAGTTTATAGGTAGAGGTTTCAAGCAACGCACAAATATTCTTTGATACTTCTAGGGCTTTAGGAAATGTGACATCCATTTCTGACTTATATGCTTCCAAATTTGCAATAGAATATTCATCATCACGAAAGAACTTTTTCAGTTTATGCATAATTAATAGACAAGCAACTTGGTTAATCGGATTATCACTATTAAATCTCTGTAAAAATGTGGCTTTAGATGTATATTCTATCCTTAACCCACATTTTACAATCTGATAAATGATATGGTGAAACTCATCGTTATTATAAATGGAAACACGCTTGTTTTTACTCAATCGAACTTCAACAGAATACAGTAGAGGATTGACACAAGAGATTTCTTCTCCAATATTGTCGAATAATACGCTGAGCAAAGGCTTGCTTGTATCCAATGCCTTATGGTACAAATTACCTCTATCTTGGTCTTTTATGGATGCGAAGTAAAGCAAAGCCGGAGGAAGCGCAGGCAAGTCTGTCGGTGCCTTGATTTCACGTTTGAAATCATTTCTAGTCTTGATATTACGGAAATCTTCTTCCTGATGTGTGAGCGCATAATTAACAAAGCGGTATGCGAAAAAAATGCAATTAAGCAGTTTATAGTAATCCGTTGTGGAGTTGAATAACCGGAACTCAACCGTTCCTCTGACAAAGTATGACGATATGTTTACGAAGTGACGAACCCATCCCTTGTTTGACGAGTTTTCCAACACCTGCCGCAACCCTTGGAAATCCTTGACTTCTTTAATTCGTTGGTAATATTGAAGCGTTGGACTTGGACGGTAACGCTGCTCATCACTGTACGGAGGCTCGTGGCAAACCTCTTTTAAAATTTCACTGGTATAGTAGCAGAGAAAGAATATGTTTTTCACGCTTTCCACATCCAAATCGCCTATATAGATATGAACCTGCAAAGCCAAGTCTCTACGGGATACAGCGCCATTAGCACATAGGGTCGTAAGGAGTTCTTTTAGGAGTTTTTTTGAGTCATGGTTAAAGTACATAGGTACGGTATTAATTTCACCGCCATACCGACCACTCCAGGTACCGACAGTTCCGTCTGTATTATGGATGGTTTCAACCTTGTCCCATTCAAAGCCATTGGGAAGTACGGAATTGTGCTTATCCACATCTGCGTACTCCATTTCAAGCCCGAATGTACGTTCTAATATTTTCAGTCTCTTAGTGCCTTCGTCCATATATTTAGGTTGTATATAACTTCATATACATTTTGCGTTAAATGCCTGCCGAGCGTTTTCCCGGCAGGCTTAACGCAAATTCAATCATCTTTCAAGCTACTTGCAAGAACACTTATACAATTCTTCGGCTTCTTTCAGTCGTGTCAGATGGCAATTTCCATCACCCCGTAAACTGCACAAGCTTTAATGTTCTTGCTTTTGCTTATCGCTACTATAAGGGTTGAGGTAGCAGCAGGGCTCGAACCTGCAATGCTTGGCAATCTTCTACATCTTCCGTGTAACACTGGATTGGTTCGTTTTACAATGATGCCCAGTTTTCATAACATCGTAACCAAGTCTACTAAGAGTTGTCAGCGTCTACCAATTCCGCCATACTACCAAATTTGCGTGTTTTTCCACGATGCCAGATTGACCACACCAGTGTAACGCATGGAATCGAACCACGCACATTTACCATAATCTCAATCACCGAGCCGACTTGAACGGCATTCGAGCGGAAACAGGGAATCGAACCCCACTCTTTGGCTGGAATGCCAACGCTCTACCAATGAGCTATTTCCGCAAATGCTTGTCTATTCCAAGCTGCCAATGGTTTCCGTTTTCAATTGACGTGTGTATCCATAACCATAAAAAGCCTCACACATATCTTTAGAACAAACTTGCTTGTTCATACTTAGGTTCTTTCTTCTCAACAACTCCAAACTCTGTTATCTCAATACCAGTCTTTTCAGTAAGCCACTTAGCCAAAATATGACGATGGCAGAAATCACCCGGTTTTTCGTAACAGCAGAGAGCAACATCTTGACCATTGCTTAATGATTTGATTTGTTCAATTACTTTGTTAGCATCTTGATTTGCAAGAATGTTGTCATATAATTTAAGATACTCATCATGAGAGCATGCTCCACTTATCATATACCGCGTAGGACAAACGTTCAACATTTGAGGAACCCCAGAGAAAAATCTAGGTTTTCCGATTGCCACGCAAATAATCTTAATTCCTGCTTCTTTTAATTTTCGGCTATTACCGAAATAACTTGTGTATATCTTCATTGCTCTTTTTTTTAATTTTATGGTGTAAAGATACAAAAAGTGACGTAAATTCAATCACTTTTAGTCATAAATTTGTCTAATTTGATAATTTTATTGTCTCAACCTTGTAACATTTCATCATGTGATCTGTTTCTAGTCCCATATTAAAGATATTACCGAGATAGTATCTATGGGCTTCTTGTTCTGATAAGTTGATAGGGGTAACAAACCAGTCTTCATTGCCTTGTTCGTCTTTCAAGTACACTTTTACCGTTGTTTTCATTGTTTTCTAATCTTAAAAATGTGGATCAATATAATGACTTTGATAATGAAGCATAAGCAAAACACCGCCCTTGTACGATTGCCCATCTGCCACCCAACAGCCATTTCTTCTTTTAGTGAACACCTTTGCGCCACCTTCAAGTGCTGGTAAAATCCTATAATTACCAGCATAGTAGTCGATACATTCCGTTTGATTAAATGTAACCTCAATCTTGCATGGAGAAATAATTTGGGTAACAGTAGCTGCTCTCCTATCAGAATAGTAACATACAGTACACCCTAACCCGATTTCAGGAATTAAGTTTCTGATAGCTTCTGCTTGTTGCCTATCTTTTTCTTCTCTCCATTCGGAATACTTAACCCCATTCGGGCATTTTCTGCTTTCGATTTCTCTAAGAATGGTAAAACTTTCTTTGCTTGTCAATTTCTTCGATGTTTTCATTACTCTATATTTTATCCGTTATACGTTGCTGTTATTTCTTCGGCTTTAAGCTCAGCTCTCAGTTTGCCATTCTTATACATTCTTACCGCTACGATACGAACGGTTTCAGATAAGAACTGGCCTAAGTCCTTTCTAACTTTTTGATCCAGCTTAATAGCCTTTGCTAAATCCTTAGTACGCTTTCTAATGGTTTTCTTGAAACCAAAAACGTAATCTTCTGTATCAATCTCGAACTGGTAGGTATTAGAGTGCAATACCCGGTTAAGTTCGGATGTCATTTGTTCTATCTTACTCATATTATTCTGATTTAAGTGATTCAAGAACTCTCATGTTTTCACTATCCTTACTTACAATGAAACGATAAACCCAACCACCTTGCGACAATTCATTTTTAAATTTTAAGCCCAAAGAATGAAGCTTATTAGAAACCATTTCAATGTCCTTACTTCGATTGAACAAAGAAGCAACTCCTATACCATAAGATGCAGGATATATGCTAATACTATTTTTATCTGCTATCTTTTGAAGATATTCGTACAAACTTTTATATCTATTCTCTTTACTGATTTTATCAAGCATCCATTCAACAGTGACTTCTTTTTCCTTTGGAGTTTTAAACGACTTGCAGAACCAGTCATCAGAGTGGCTTTTTGTTCCTATACCTATGTGGGTAGCATTCTTATAATCGTTCATATCAACAAAACCGTATCTATCATCTGCCCAAACATTATAACCAAGTTCATTCAATTTACTGATTGTTTCTTTTGTAATATTCATTGCTCTTATTATTTAAATTGTTATTTTTGATATGTAAAGATACAAATAATATATTGATTATCAGTATGTTATGATGAAAATATGCGTATCTTAAACTTTGTTTAACTATTTCATTTTCAGATACTTGGAGGTCAATATATACTTGCTTTTTTCAATTTCCTTAGCGGTGTCAATTCCAAGTTGGCGGTAGAAAGAAGAATTACCAGAAAGACTTTCACTTGCTATTTTCAAGGTTCTTTGCTCTTCTTTGGTAAATCCCATGCGAAAGGTGGAGAAGATTGCCAATGCAGCTTTAAAATCACCGCACTGGAGTAGTGAAATTGCTTTATTGGTTTTTGTTTTCATTAATCTATGAATATTTCTGATCCAATCATTTCATTTGCTCTACTAGCATTTACAAAATAAAAGCGTCCTTTAGAAACATAACTGTCTTCTGATGTGTGCACTTTTATAGCGTAATATTGTCTTTGAGCTTGTGAATAACATACTTTCCAGATTGTTTTCCATTTGACAATAAACTTGTTACCTTTTGCTAGTTCTTGTTTTATTTCATTTGGTCTGAATTTAATTCCGGCTAGTACTAGTATATTTTTAGTTTTCATTTCCCCACAACTTTTTAGCAAGTTCGTATTTCTTTTGCAATTCATTCACTTCTTTTTTTGCATAAGTGAGAGTGTAAGAGTGGCTACGTGGATATTTGCCGGACTTCACTCCTTCATGGTATTCTTTCGCTTGTTTCAACTTGTGTTCGTAGAAGTCGATACTTTCCGGCATAGAAAGATTGATCGTTTCAGCGCGTTTTTCCCAGTACTTGGCTACTCTTTCATGTTCGGCAGCCTTATCGCTAAACTCAACGCTTTTCCCCATGTTATTCCAGGCATCATCTATCATTTTGCGATGTCCTCGTTCGCTATGGTGTCCAACTTTGATAGGCTCACCCAAAGAAAGGAAATCACGATGTTTATTTGATTTCTGAAAGTACTCACCGCTCTTTTGTGCTGCTGATGATGCCCATTCATGCCTGCGTTCCGCTCTTTGCTTAGCCCATTCTTGAACATTAAAACCGTCTGCTCTAACGATGGAATAGTAGTAAAAGCCATCTTTCTCGAAAATCAGATTGAAAACTATGCTTTCGTTTTCTTTGCCATACTTGGTGGTAACTAGGATTTCCTCACCTCTTTCGTGCTTTTCATCGCACTTTGCCAAAAATACGTTTGGCGCAAACTTGTAATATGTGTTCATTGCTCTTATGTGTTATACAGGGCTTTCGCTCTGCTGGTTAAACTTATCTTTTATCTATCACTAAGTAATGGTCAGCCAAACACTTTACCCATTGTATTCTATACTTTTTTGAAGCGCATCTAAATTCAATGTCTCTTATCGCAGAAAGAATATCAAACACGCTTTCATTATAATATTTCGCAAGTATCGTTAATACGTGATAGCTTTCTTGTGGAGTGAAGTGCAAAGAACTTCTGTATCTCTTTGCTGTCTCATATACTCTTTTAGCAAAAGATTCTATAGTTTCAAATTCTTCTAATCTATAATTGAATAAATCTGTTGCTTTCATCGCTTTTGTCTTTTAATTGTTAGTATTATTGGTTTCTTTTAGTATTGTAAAGATACTCATTTTCAGGGAGTTAACCAAAATAAAACAATCTAAAAACTCTTACTTAAACTTTGTTTAACTTATTGTGATACAATGATTTATCCTGTTGGCCTAAACTAATAAACGAAGGGATCAATCATTTGTCTCTGGTAAGCGTTTCCGTGATTCTATTTTTTTTTAAGATTACTGTATTCGTCCTCAATACACTTGCTTATCTTTTCTGCATCTTCGTAACGTTCAGCCTTTATAAGCTCTCTTTTAAGACTTTCAAGCTGATTGATGTATACGATGTCATTACGGTCCGTTACATGATGAATGTATCTTTGGATAGAGTTCAGCTTTTCCTCCATGCGTTTGTGCCATTTGCTTATCAAAATTACAATGATGGCAACAGTTGTGGCATTGAGGATGAATAATGTAATTTTAATGATTAAGTCTAATACTTCAC